ACATGGTAAAAAAAGTATATCAAAACCCTAGTGGTGGACTAAATGCTAAAGGTAGAGAATACTATAATAGAACAGAAGGTTCTAATTTAAAAGCACCAGTTAAGTCGGGTGTTAATCCTCGTAGAGTTTCTTTCGCAGCTCGTTTTGCTGGAATGAAAGGTTCTTTACAAGATGAAAAAGGAAGACCCACAAGATTAAAGTTAGCTTTGCGTAAATGGGGTTTTGCTTCAAAAGAATCTGCAAGAAATTTTGCAAATAGACATAAAAAATCTTAACAACTAATAGGAAGCACAATGCCAAAACACACAAAGAAAAGCACTCATAAAATGCCAGATGGTAGAGTTATGAAAGGTGCTAAACATAACAGTAAGAAGAAATAGATATGAAAGGTAGACAAGGACTCTACGCCAATATTAACCGTAGAAAAAAACTAGGAATATCTAGACCTAAGTCTAAATCAACAATATCAGCTAAAGCATATGCAAATATGAAAGCTGGTTTCCCTAATAAATAACTATGATTTTTACAAGTATAGAAATAGCAATTTATGTAAGTTTGATTTTAACAATTTATATTTGTTATAATATTAAACCTAAATAAATGACACCGTACACTTTTGAAGAAGTTAAATTTTTAAACAAACAACAAGGAGATGGTATGTTCACACCTAAGTTCGAAATCCCCTCATACGAAGATGCTAAAAAAGCAACTGAAAGTTATGCTGGACAGATTCAGAAATTTTGGGCGGACGCTTTTAAGGACTGGTCTAAATCAGTTGAAGCGTTTTTTCAAAATAACAAAAAGTAAATAAACAAACAATAACTAAGAGGCGACTACTATGGCAAAGAAGAAAAAAGAAGTGTCAGTTATAGATTTGATTGAAGAAATTGAAGATAAATTGGCAGAGTTAAAAGACAAAGTAGACGATCAACAAGACGACTTCGAGGACACAGATTTTGAAGATGATGATGTGGATTTCGAAGATGACGACGAAGACTAGTTAAATATTAAGTAGTCGGTTGTTACTTGTTTAGATACAGCCGACTATTAAAATTAATATGAAAACTAAAAAAAGACGAGTAACTAATAGAAAAGATCAATTTAATAATAATCTTTTAGTGCATATCTTAAAGGATATGAACATTAAAATAGCACACATACACACCGATATAACTAAACACGGTGATGATATAGTTGAACTAAAACAACAAATTGCTATGTCTAAAGGCGGTTTAAAAGTTTTAATAGGATTTGCAGCTATGTTAGGAACTATATTTACAGTATGGCAATACTTTTTAGGAAAAAATGGCTCGTAGAAATTACAGATTAGAGTATCAAAAATATCAATCGTCACCAGAACAAAAACTAGATAGAGCATCTAGAAACAGAGCTAGACGAAATTTAATGGCACGTGGAGTTGTTGCTAAAGGAGATGGTAAAGATGTAGACCACAAAGATAGCAACCCACAAAATAATTCGCCAGATAATCTAAGAGTAACTTCTAGAAAATTAAATAGAGGAAAATTTAGAGTTCAATACAAACGTTAATAAAAGGATAAACATATGTGGTGGAATATATTACCAACAGTTTTTAAAACTGGTGCTGAGATTTATAAAAATCACAAACAATCTGAATTATTAGAATCAGAAGCTGAACGTAGATACTATGAACGTATGGCTAAAGGTGAGATTGAATATCAAAGAGACGTTTATGACCAACAAGACAAGTCTTGGAAAGATGAGGCTGTCTTGATAATCGTATGCGTACCTATAGTTGTTTTGACATACGCTATCTTTACTGATGACCCATTAATCAAATCTAAATTAGATTTATTCTTTAATTATTTTGATAAATTTCCTACTTGGTATCAATGGTTAATAGTAGGTATCTTTGGTGCAATATATGGACTTAAACCTACGTTAGATGTATTTAATAAAAAATAATATGTTTTCAACATTACAAATTTTAAATAAATTAAATTCAGTATTAACTAGAATACTTTGGAATTTAGAAAGTGAAAAAAGAACTAAACGAATAATAAGATTTAAGAAAGTAATAACTAAAAGTAATAAATTTAAAAAAAAATAATTTTATGACTAACAATTTTCCCTACAAAAAAATCAAAGGGGAATTGTATTGGTTGGACGCTAAGTCTAAATCTGGTTGGTCAACTAAAGAAGATTTAAAAAAATTAGAACCAGCTACTTGTATAACTAGTGGTTGGATATTTGAAGAAACAAAAGATTATATTAAAACATTTTCTACGTACTCTTTAGATTCTGAAGATGGAAGTATTGAGTTCGGGGAAATTTTGGTCATACCTAAACAATGGATAATTAATAAGGAATGTAAATGTCAGAAAAAATAAGAACACTAGAAGATCTACACGAGTTGTTAGCTAAAACTTTACTTGATAAAATCAAAGACCCAGAAGTTAAAAGTGCAGACCTAAATGTAGCCCGTCAATTCTTAAAAGATAACAACATAGACTGTATTCCAAGACAAGGAAATTCAATAGGCAAATTAGCCGAAGAATTACCCTTTAAATTAGAAGATTTAGAGAGTATAGTGCAGGACAAGGAATACAATTAAGTAACGCCTATACGTGCGTTAAAATCGGAAATAGAGGCTATTTATGAGTGATATAACACGAGACTTTAGGAATTTCTTATTCCTAGTGTGGAAACACCTTAATATTGAGCCTACTCCAGTCCAATATGATATAGCTGATTTCTTACAAAATGCTCCTCGTAGAAGTGTCATACAGGCATTTCGAGGTGCAGGTAAATCTTGGATTTGTAGTGCATTTGTTTGTTGGAATTTATTACGTAACCCAGATTTAAAATTCTTAGTAGTATCTGCTTCTAAAAATAGAGCAGATGACTTTAGTACATTCACTAAAAGATTAATTAGTGAAATGAATATATTAAAACATCTAACACCAAAGGCAGACCAAAGGGGTAGTAACGTTTCCTTTGATGTCGCTTTGGCAAGAGCATCTCACGCACCTAGTGTTAAGTCAGTTGGTATAACTGGACAGATAACTGGTTCGAGAGCTGACTATATTATTTCAGACGACTGCGAAAGTTTAAACAACTCATTGACACAAACAATGAGAGATAAATTATCAGACAGCGTAAAAGAATTTGAAGCAGTCTTATCTCCTAATGGTAAGATTATGTTTTTAGGTACACCCCAGTCAGATATGAGTTTGTATAACGAGTTACCAACTCGTGGATATGAAGTTCGTATATGGACTGCCCGTATGCCTGAAACTAGTAGGCTTATTAAATATGGTAATAAGTTAGCTCCATTTGTTATTAATAGTAAAATAACTAGTGGTGACCCTATTGACCCTAAAAGATTTACTGACACAGACCTAAAAGAGAGAGAAGCATCTTATGGTCGTTCTGGGTTTGCTTTACAGTTTATGTTGGACACTACTTTGTCCGACAAAGAAAGATTCCCACTTAAATTGTCTGATCTAGTAGTTATGGATATAGACAACAAGATAGCACCAGTACAAGTAGCTTGGGCTGGAACACAAGAATATGTTTGTGATGATTTACCTAGTGTAGGATTTACCGGAGATAGATTTCATAAGCCTATGTTTATGTCTACGGAGTTTGATGCTTATAGAGGTTCGGTAATGGCTATTGACCCTAGTGGTAGAGGAAGTGATGAACTAGGTGTTGCTATTATAAAACAACTAAACGGAAACTTATACTTACACACTTGTAAAGGATTACAAGGTGGCTATAGTGAAGCCAACTTAATAACTTTAGCTAAGATGGCTAGAGATGCTGAAGTTAATATGGTTATTGTTGAGAGTAACTTTGGTGATGGTATGTTTACACAATTACTTAAACCAGTAATTAATAAATATCACCCAGTCACTATTGAAGAAGTTACCCACTCTAAACAAAAGGAACTAAGGATAATAGATACCTTAGAACCATTACTTAACCAACACAGACTAATTGTTAGCCCACAGCTTATTCGTGCTGACTTTGATACAAACGACCCACACTACCAACTGTTCTACCAATTAACTAGAGTAACTAAAGATCGTGGTTGTCTACGTAATGACGATAGACTAGATGCTTTAGCAATAGGTGTAGCCTACTGGATTGAGCAATTGTCGGTAGACAGTACAAGACAAGTAGAAGATTTCAAAGATAGGAAGCTACAGGTTGAACTAGATAAGTTTATGGAACACGCTATAGGTAGAAGACCTAGTGGAGATAACTGGATAAAGATATCCAACTAACCACTACCAACACCAATAGATACTAATAATAGACTACTACTAGTTCCTTATTAAGTGTTATTATAGTTAGTATTAAGTATTAACCTAGTTCCAATACAA